GTCATGTTTATCGCATTACTTCGTTTAACTATTGTAAATTTATTGAGGCGATTATGCCTAAAAAAGAAATTATAAAATTTACTGTAATACGCGACACGAGAGAAAAAACTGGTAAGGGGTGGTTTTTCTCTGAAAGTGCCGTATGTAATGGCACACAAGAAGAAACGTTGCATACCGGCGATTATACAATTCGTGGAATGGCCAATATATTATGTATTGAACGAAAAGGTTCTGTGTCTGAAATAGCACAAAATTTATGGGAATCTAGATTCTATTCAGAATTATCAAGAATGATTAATTATAAATATAAATTTATTATATGTGAGTTTGATGTAGAAGATTTATTAAAATATCCTAATATTTCTGGAATACCCGCGAGAGTTAAACGTCAGGTAAAAGTACGTGGTGCTCTATTACTTAAGAAACTAATAGAGATTCAATTAAAATATAATGTTCATATTTTATTCTGCGGTAAATCTTCAGGTAAAAGCGTGGCATTATCTATCATGAAACGAGTTTATGAGCAAACTAACACTTAAAGAATTAGAAGAACAATCACAATATTCGTGGTTGAATCTAGGCAATCTAGCTAATTTAGATATACGAAATCCATTATTAAATCCAGATAGAGATTATGGTAGAGATTATGAATTAGAAATAATTGGTTTATTAAGTAATCCGCGATATTTTGGATATACGGTTGAATTATTATTTGATAGAAAATTATTACCTTTTCAATTAGCAATTCTTCAAGAACTATGGTTTCGTAAATTCCCAATTCTTATAGCTACTCGTGGTGGTGGTAAGAGTTTTATTTTAGGAATGTATGCACTACTAAGAGCTATATTCCATCAGGGTTGTAAAGTAGTTATTTGTGGTGCGGCGTTCCGACAATCTAAATTTGTTTTTGAATATGCTGAACAAAGATGGCAAGACTCACCATATCTACGGCAAATTATTGGTACTGGAATGCACCAAGGAGCACGACGTGAACAAGACCGTTGGAGTTTCTATGCGGGAAAGAGTGAAATCATTGCGATTCCAATCGGCGACGGCTGTTTGGATAATTTAACCATGACTACACAAGATAGAGGATTTAGACAATTAGATGATTCTACAATAAAACAATGTTGGGGTAATGGAAAATTTAGGAATACCGGAGCCTTTTTGAATAATGGATTAAAACAAACTAAGAAAGTTCGTACTAAAAAAGGATTTGAATTTGAGGGTACATGTAATCATAGAATGAAAGTATGTAGAAATCACACCATTCAATGGGTTCGTGCAGATGCAATGATTGTTGGAGATAGAATTTTAATTGATAGAACTTATCGTTGGCATAATGGTGATTTTCAATGCACGGAAGATGAAGCATATACACTTGGTTTTACAATTGATAATATTCCTAATAATCAAATACTTCCTCAGACCATATTATCTGCTCCTAGAAGTTTAATGACAGAATGTATTAGAGGTTTGATGGATGCTAATGGGAGTATTCATGTTTCAACTCAAAAAAATAGTACATCTATTTGTGTAAGTCTATGTAATAGTGAGAAGTTACTAAAACAAATTCAATATATTCTTTTACATTATGGAATAGTATCTTGTCTAACTTATCGCCAAATAAAAGAAAACAATAATTGGCATAGAATATATAAATTGTTAATTACCGAACAAAACGCAGTTAAGTTTGGACAACAAATAGGTTTCAAATTAAAAGACAAACAAGATATACTTCTTGCTGGTATACAAAGTAAATCACAAACAATACCAGAAAATTATATCGTTCCAGACGTTCCTAAAGAATTATTGGACCCTAATATATATTATGATGAAATTGTTTCCATAGAAGATGGAGAAACACACACTTGTGATATAGAGATTCCAGACGGACATGAATATTGTGCTAATGGATTTTTTAGTCACAACAGTAAGATTCGTGGTTTACGTGCAAATTATGTAATAGCTGATGAATTTAATTCTATAGACTCAGAAATATTCGATGTAGTTATTAAAGGATTCGGTTCTGTTAGTCCTAATCCAGAAGAACGCGTTAAATATATTAATCGCATTCAATCCTTAAAAGAAGCCGGTGAATTTGAAGCTGCCGCCGAACTTGAATTATCCTTAGGATTTGGCAATCAAACTATTATTGCTGGAACTCCCGGATATGCATTTCAACCACTTTATAAATATTGGAGACGGTATAAGGCCATTATTGAGAGTGGTGGTGACAAGCGTAAATTGGAAGAAGTATTTGATGGTGCGGTTCCAGAAAACTTCAATTGGCATGATTTTTCTATTATGCGACTACCTTATACTTCCCTGCCAAAAGGTTTTATGGATGAGGTACAGATATCTCAATCTAAAGCGACTACACACAAAAGTCATTTCTTAATGGAATATGCAGCATGCTTCGCTGTAGATTCTGATGGATTCTTTAAGCGTAGTTCTATAGAAGCGTGTACTTGTAAACCGAATATAACTTTGGCAAATGGTGAAAGTGTAACATATAGGGCGATGTTAATTGGTGATAAATCCAAAAAATATATAATATGTGTTGACCCTGCATCTGAAGATGATAGTTTTTGTATTATTGTACTTGAACTACATGATAATCATAGAAGAATCGTATATTGCTGGACAACTACACGTAAGAAACTGCGTAATAAAATTAAAAATTCTGGTAAGAGTATTGACGAAGGTTACTATTCTTATTGTGCTAATAAAATCCGTTATTTATGTCGTATGTTTCCGACAGAACATATTGTGATAGATAAACAGGGTGGTGGAGTTGCCATTGCAGAAGCACTTGCCGACAAGACCCAATTAGAAAAGAATGAATTGCCTATTTATCAATATACAAAATATCCAGACGACCCATTTTGGTGGGAAGATACTAATAAACCAACAGATAATGAACATGGATTACATATACTACATTTAACTAATAATGCAAATGATGAATTTTTATGTCAAGCAAATCATGGTTTAAAATTTGATTTAGAAAACAAATTGTTACTTTTTCCATACTTTGATGCTATTGAACTTGCTAATGCTGTTAGTGAAGATGAGATTAGAGATAGGGATTATGACACATTGGAAGATTGTCTTTTAGATATTGAAGAATTAAAAGAAGAACTTACAACTATCACACACACGAAAAATCAAAGAGGTAGAGATTCTTGGGATGTTCCATCTATTAAATTACCAGGGTCAAAAAAGGGTCGATTACATAAGGATAGATATAGTGCCCTTATGATTGGAAATATGGTTGCTAGGACAATGGTAAATAATTATGTAGGTAGTCGTGAAGCATCTAGTATTGGTGGATTCGTCGGTAGTATCAAACATGGTAATTCTGGAGCAGCATATTATGGTGGTCCGGCTAAAATTGTGGAATCTATTAATGTTGACGCTTACTGTGCTGTTAGACGGTAATACGGTGTAATTATAATTGGATTATAATCGCATTAGGAGTTATTATGGCTAATGTACTGGTTACATATAACCACGAAAATACTGACGCTCAGACGTTAAAACTTGCTGCCGAAGCACTTAATGAATATGGTGGATTCCATCATGCATATGCTGGAAAATATGATTATCAACACATAGATACTAATATATCTGTACGCGATTCATATTCACGAAGTGATTATAACTATTTTCGCCCAGGTGAGCGTAAACCAAAAGACCAAAAGGCTAAAATTGCTCTTTGCATGGAGGCATATAAGAATATTGGTTTGATTCGTAATGTAATTGATATGATGTCAGATTTTGGTGCAAATGGTGTTCAATTGACTCATCCTAATCCTAAAATTCAAAAATTCTATCGAGGATGGTTTAAGCGAGTTAATGGACCACAATTAAGTGAACGATTTTTAAATCTTTTATATCGAGCAGGAAATGTACCAGTAAAACGCACGATGTCTAAGATTAACAAGAAGTATGAAAATTATTTTCGGGCATTAGCCACCGATAAATTAAAAAGTGATTCAGACAATCCACCAATTATAGAAACATCATCGTATATATATCCTTCTGCTTATACCATTTTAAATCCATTATCTCTTTCGGTGGGTGGTGGTGCATTGGCACAGTTTACTGGTAAAAAAATATATTTAATAGAAATATCGAGCGAATTGCGAAGACAGGTTATTACTCCGCGAGACGAGGCAGAAAAATTACTAGTGGCATCATTACCACAAGATATATTAAAAATAATTCAAGGTGGTGCTAAATATATACCAATCCCAGACAATAGATTATCTATATTTTTCTATAAAAAGGATGACTGGCAAAATATGGCGGACCCAATGACCGCCTCTATTTTAAATGATTTAACATTACTTGAGAAAATGCAATTAGCAGATTTAGCGGCTCTAGATGGAGTTATTTCACAAATTAGATTGTGGAAACTTGGCGATAAAGAAAAGGGTATATATCCAACACAAAATGCTGTTGCTAAATTAAGTGATATTTTATTAAGTAATCCTGGAGGTGGAGTATTTGATATAATTTGGGGTCCAGATATTGAAATGGATACATATGAATCAAAAATATATCAATTCTTAGGTAAAACAAAATATGAACCAATATTAAATAATATATACGCGGGATTGGGTATTTCACAAAGTTTGTCTGGTGGCAAAGGTGGGGGTGGTGCTAATTACGTTACACTTAAGGCATTAACTGAACGATTAAAGTATGGTCGTGAACTTTTAACAGAATTTTGGGAACAAGAAATTGAATTAGTTCGACAAGCAATGGGATTCAAGTTCGGTGCAAAAGTTCGTTTTGACCGCATGATTTTAACTGACGAAGCAGCCGAAAGGGCTTTAATGATACAGTTAGTTGATAGGGGATATATGAGTTTTGAAACAATTAATGAGAGATTTGGTGAGGATGCCACATTAGAAGAATTACGATTGTACCAAGAATATAAACGTCGTAAGTCTGGAGAACTTGTTCCTCAGGGTGGACCATATTATGACCCGCAACAATTGTATACTTTAACAAAAATAGCTTTACAAAGAGCATTAATTACTCCAAAGGAAGCTGGTGTTGATGTTAAAGAACAATATACCGAACCTCCATTTATGACACAGATGCATAATCGTGGAGTTGGTTCAAGTAAAGATTTAGAAAAAACTCTTACTGGTGTTCCTCAACAGGGTCGTCCAATTGGCGTTAAAGATTCACAACCGAGAACACGTAAAAGTAATACTGGATTTGGTAATGAAAGTATAGCACAACTTATTACATTAACAACGTGGTCTAAGTCTGCGATGCAAAGTATTTCTGAACTTATAAATAAAGCAATGTTTAAGGTGTATAATATTAAGAGTGCTAGAGAATTTACTACAGAACAAAGTAAGGCAATTGAATATTTAAAATTTACTACATTGTCATATATTAAACCATATGATAATAATAATTATGAATCATATATTTATAAAGTAATGTCAGAAAAGAAAGATTTACCACAAGAATATAAACAATTATATGGTGAATTTTCTAAAAACTTTATTAATTCTCGCGGAAGAGAACCAAACACAGAAGAAAATAGAAGTATATATGCTGGTATATATGCATGGTTAAATATATAGGAAATACATGATGATTCAAATTTATAGTGCTGAAGCAGAAATAGCAGAATTAATTCAATCAACAGCAAGTGTAATAGCAGAATGTCAAATATTAACAAATCGAGAAATGACATCTGAAGCTGTTGCAACAATTGCTAAAAAATTACAAACTGTTTCAGAAGATTTATATCCTATATCTACTATATTAGTTACGACAGGAATGAATAAAAATGATGATGTTTTCGTAAAAGATGAACTTTATAAGGCAAGAATGACTCCAATTGATAAACCATTTGACATTATGCATCGACCACGTCAAATTATTGGACATATGACTAATGCATCTTTAGTAGACTCGGATTATAATTTAATA